ATAGCTCTCGCACACGACATGAGGTTCGAATGATTCTAATTAGCAACAGAATATATAGAGATCAGTACCGTATCAGTACTTTGTTTTAAATAAGCTATTGTTTCTACCGTAGAGCGATTGCCTGTCGTGCAATGTGTTTACCTTTTGCAGTAATTGTTCAACGTTTTTTGTAAAGGACCATACCCCAAAAACCAGGCGGAGAGGCTAATACATAAATTACCGATAATTCAAACAAACAGACAAACGCATGACTAAATATATCAAAGATAAATATAAGAATGTGACCGCCATCAGTTTTAAGGCATACGATAATGATTTAATTATTAATTTTTCTGGCTTTGAAACAGAAGAAGATGTCAACGAGTTCTGTGAGTTTGTGTTTAACAAAATACATATGAGATCTAACTTTGGACAAAATCCACCAACGGTTCACTAAGATGAAGAATTTTATAGAAGAATTAAAAGTTAAAATAGAAATACTTTGCATTGATCATCCTTTGCTAATCACTTTCGCAATCGGATTTATATTAGGTGCAATTATTATTTAATGAAAATCCAAATTCCGTACACGCCACGAAAGCACCAGGCGTACATACATACACAATTAGATAAACATAGATACGCTGTCCTATGTTGTCATAGAAGATTTGGCAAGACCGTTATGGTTTTGAACCATTTAATTCGTGCAGCCTTAACAAATAAAAATCATGCTCCAAGACTAGCTTACATTGCACCAACTTATAAACAGGCAAAAAGCATCGCTTGGGATTACTTAAAATTTTATACCAAAAATATTCCAGGCACGAAATGGAACGAAAGTGAGTTAAGATGTGATTTAGTTAATGGCTCAAGAATAACATTATTATCTAGTGAGAATTTCAATTCAATACGTGGCGTTTACTTAGATATGGTTGCGATCGATGAGCTAGCTCAGATTTCGCAAGGATTGATAGATGAGGTAATTACTCCAGCTCTAAGTGATAGACGAGGTAAAATGTTTCTAATTGGAACTCCTCAAGGATTAAACAATATATTTTATGATTATTATCAAAAAGCTCAAGCGGACAATAAATGGTTTTTATATAAAGCTAAAGCTTCTGAAACAAAGATTGTTGACGAAGAAGAACTAGAGGCTGCTTTGTCCGTAATGGGTAAAGCGAAATTTGACCAAGAATATGAATGCTCATTTATTGGCAATATAGAAGGCTCTATTTATGGAGAGTTAGTTCAAGATATAGACGATAATGGACAGATAGGATCTGTTCCTTATGATCCAAGTTTACCAGTAAATACTGCTTGGGATATTGGCTATAACGATAGTACCGCTATTATATTTTTCCAGGTGTTAAACCACCAGATTAATATTATTGAGACATACGAAAACGATAACGAAGCGTTACCTCATTATATAAAATACTTGCAAGACCAAGATTATATTTATGACACTCACTATGGACCTTTTGATTTGGACCAAACTGAGTTCAGTAATGGTAAAACAAGAAGAGAAGTAGCATCCGCACTCGGAGTTAGATTTAGATTGGCACCAAGACTAGCATTAGAAGATGGCATTCATGCCGTTAAGATGTTGTTGCCTAGATGCAGAATAGATAGTGATCACTGTTCAGATCTACTTATTGCTCTTAGACATTATCATAGAAAATTTAATGATAAGGAAAGAATTTTTAAACCGAAACCAGTCCATGATTGGTCAAGTCACATGATGGACGCTTTACGCTGTCTTGCAACTGGAATTGAAGAAAGTAAAGCAACAACAAAAAACCTACAACGTATAGCCGATAGTAACTACCAAATTATATAAGGAGAAAAAAAATGTACGGAAAAAGTAAACTAACAAAAAAACAAAGAACTTTGCCTTCAGCTTTGAAGAAAAAAATTATGAAGTCTAAGTCTAAAATGAAAAAGAAGAAAAGATAATGTCATTCATTGCTAAACTATTTATGCCTAAGATGCCAGCGATGCCTCAGATCATAATGCCAGAACCAGCTGAAGTTCCTAATTATGATGATGGAGAAGATGAAAGAAAAGCTCTAGCAGCTAAAGAATTAAAATTAGCTGCAAAGAATAGAAAAGGAAGAAGATCAACAATATTAACTACATCTGCTGGATTAAATGAAATCGAAGATGAAGAACTAAATCAAACATCATTATTAGGAGAAAATTAAAATGGGAGGATTTGTAAGAAGAATATTTAAAGCGCCATCAAATATTATAAGAAAAGTACTTAAGCCACCAGCAGTTCAAGTTCAAAAGACTGCTGTTAAAGCTGCACCTAAAGGTCCAACTAAAGCTGAAATGATAGATAAAAGAGCAGAAGACATGACTAATCAAGAATTGGTTATAGCTAATAAGCGTAAAGGAAGAAAAGCACTGCAGCTTACTGGTAATGAAGGTATGGGTTTAGAGGATGTAAGTTATTTAAGTAAAAAAAGTATGTTGGGGTAATTATGTCATTATATAGAAATATTAACAAAAGACGCAAGGCTGGCAAATCCAGATCTAAAAAAAAATCAACTATATCAGCTAAAGCTTACAAGAATATGAAAGCTGGTTTTCCAAATAGTAAAAAGAATAAAGCCAAAAGAAAAGCTAAAAAAAGAAGATAATGCAGCCACAAGAATTAAGAAAACTAGCAGCAGATCTTAAAAATGATCTAGCTAGATTAGTTGAGAAGAGATCAAACTGGGAGATCCATTGGCAAGAAGTAGCTGATTATATGCTACCTAGAAAAGCTGATATTACTTTAGAAAGACCTAAAGGCGATAAAAGACATACAGTTATCTTCGATGGAACCGCTATTCACTCATTAGAATTATTAGCTAGTTCGTTACATGGAATGCTTACATCATCTGTAAATAGATGGTTTGCTTTAAGATTTAAAGAGACAGCTATTAATGAAAATGATGAGGCTAGAGAATGGTTAGAAAATGTTTTAGATAAAATGTATATAGCCATTTCAAGATCTAACTTTCAGCAAGAAGTGTTTGAAACATATTTTGATCTTATAGCCTTTGGTACTTCATGTTTACAAATAGAAGAAGATAAAGACGACATCATTCGGTTTTCATCAAGACATATAAAAGAAATTTATATTTCAGAAGATGCTAAAGGAATGGTTAATTGCATCTATAGAAGATTTAAAATGTCAGCTAAATCTACTGTTGAAAAATTTGGAATAGATAATGTTAGTTCTAAAACAGTAAATATATTTAAGAAAACACCATTTGATGACATTGACTTAGTTCATGTTGTTAAACCAAGAGATATTTATAACCCACAAAAAATGGATAAACAAAATATGCCATTTAGTTCAATTTATTTTGAATATGACAGTGGACATATTATTTCTCAAGGTGGTTTCAAAGAATTTCCATATGTAGTTCCAAGATACTTAAAAGCATCAAACGAATTATATGGAAGATCTCCAGGTATGAATGCTTTACCAGATGTAAAAGTTTTAAATAAAATGGTTGAAGTTGGAATGAAAGCTGCACAAAAGCAAGTTGATCCACCTTTGCTAGTTCCTGATGACAGTATGTTAATGCCAATTAGAATGTCACCAGGCAGCATCAATTATTATCGGAGTGGTTCAAGAGATCGTATAGAAACATTAAACATTGGTGCAAACAATCCATTAGGTTTAAATATGGAACAACAAAGAAGAGAAGCTATTTCTCAAACGTTCCATGTTGATCAATTATTAATTACAGAAAACCGTAATATGACAGCAACAGAAGTTGTCCAACGTAATGAAGAGAAGATGAGAATACTTGGTCCAGTATTAGGTAGATTACAATCAGAATTATTACAGCCAATGATTATTAGAATTTTTAATATTATGCTTAGAAATAATTTATTACCTGATGCTCCAGAAATTTTATTAAACCAAGAAATAGATGTTGAATATGTTTCTCCAATGGCTCAAGCTCAAAGAGGACAAGAACTATCTTCTATAGTTAGAGGTTTAGAATTGTTTGGACAAATTGGTCAAGTAGCACCAGTTACAGATTACATAGATCCTCAAGGATTAGTTAAACATTTAATAAAGATACTAGGTCTACCAGCTAGAATGATTAGATCAGACAACGAGGTAGAAGAACTAGCACAACAAAAAGCCGAAGCACAACAACAACAAATGGCAGCTCAACAACAGATGGCTCAAAGTGAAATGGCTAGAAATGTGGCTCCAGCAGTACAAGCGGTATCTAATGCAGAACGAGAACAGTAATAAAAAAATAAAAGATTTAATTAAAAACTATAAAGCGACTTTTGGATCAGACGATGGCAAAGCAGTCATGACTGATCTTGAGAAAAGATGTTTCTACCATACATCAACATTTAGTAGGAACGAACCAAACGAAACAGCTTTTTTTGAAGGACAGAGAACTATTCTGTTATTTATAAAAAGCATGATCAATCATAAGGAGTAATCTATGGATCAGACAACTGAGCA